CCGGCCCCCCGGTGCAGACGCCGCCGCGGCTGAAAGCCGCGCGCGGATCTGTTCCTGCACCTGTTTGGGCACGACGGAAACGGGCAGCCGGATAAGCTGGCCCTCGTGCTCAACACCGAACCCAAATTGACGGTCGCCCAGGCGGATCGGCACGATGTCCGCCGTCCCCACTTGGACCTGCTGGGCAAGGGAAGCCAGGTTTCCGGCCGTGAGCACTTCCGCTTCCGGTGTGCCGGCGTTCAAGCGGTTGATGTTCTCGCCGGTGGCTATGATTCCGCTGACCTGCTTGCGCTGGTCGTCGCCCAACCCTTCCAGGCTGTCCACCTTAAAGATCCGCATAACGTGGTTGGCGAAGTCCTTGTTGGACGTGACCATCTTGGGTTTGCCGGCTTCGCTTCCCTCTGCCCCTACGCGCAATCCCCCTTTGCCATCGGGCACATACAGCGTCTGATCCTTGCCCAGGACCCGCGGCTTTCGCAGCTCCTCATCGCTGCGCAGTTGGCTTTCCAGCAACTTGTCGCGTCGCTTCTGCTCCGCTTCCCACAACGATTTCGCCTGCTGGGCGACCATCGCCTGCTGCGCTTTAGGGTCGCTGACGCTGCGCACGAAGCTCTGCAGCATGAACTCGCTGATCGGCTGCTGGACGGGCTTACCGGTGGCCGTGTCTACGCCGACAAAGTCATAGACTGGCGCGCCGCCGGCCTGCTCCGCACGCTTGTTGATCGACGTAACTTCAATACCGCCAGGCATAAATCGGTTCACGAACGGCACGTACGAGTTGGGATCACCCGTCAGCTGATAGCGGCTCTGCGCGGCGTTGAAAGCCTGTTCCCGATGCTGGCCAACAAACTTTTCGCGATCGGCCAGCAGTTGCATGGCGCGTCCAGGCTCTCCCAGCTCGAGCGCCTTGCGATAGGCGCGCGTCAGGCCATCGGCGACCTGCCCGAAGTCACTTGCGTCCAAGTAGTCGACTGACCCCGGACTTTTTTTTTGAGCTGGAGCGCCTTGCGCGTCCGAACGCCGCACCGCCGTATCCAGCCCAACCAAAGCCTGATCCCATCCGCTACCACCTGACAGCTCTGCACCGAATGCGGTCCCCGCGCTGGCCGCGCCACCGGCGCCGACAGTGTTTTGCCCGGGCATGGCAATCGGCTGCAACCCCACGACATCCCCTCGCCCCTGCGTTCCAACGTCGACAGGCTGCGCGACGTCAATTTGTTGCAGACCCGGTCCCTCGGGGGCCGGCGGCTCACCCGGATTGCCCTGCATCGCCGCTGCCAGCTTCTTCTCGAGTTCACGTTTCCGGCGAGCTTCTGCGCTGTCTTCATAAGCTCGCCCGATCACCATCCCGTTGCGGAGCCCGTCCGCCAGGCCACCTGCAAAGCTACCGTTCATCGCCATCAGATCCTCTCCAATCCAATCAGTCCGGCGGAAAGGTCGCCGGCCAACGCCGGCGGCACTGAGTCGCCGGCGGCAATCTCTTCCGGGACGCTCATGCGCTCCAAGCTCGCGCCGCCGCGATCTTGCCGGCGCCGCTCCAGCCGCTCGACTTTCTTGGCCAGGGCACGGATGGCGGCGTGGTGCTTGCCACTCACGCTAATCATGTCCAGGCCGACACCCGCTGGCGCGACCTCGTCGCCGAAGGCCGCTTGCATGTCCTCGGCGTAGGGCCCCACGTGACGGCCACCATCAGCGACACCGTTCTGGTACTTCCAGCTTTCGACGGGAACTTGGGTTAGGCCATCGAGCGCCGCATCGTCATCGACAGGCGCACCGTCTTCCTTCAGTTCCTTGGAAGAGAACATCATTGCGCCAGCCATTACGCCCGTGCCGATCAGCGACCCCAGGCCTGCTTGGCTCGAGGAGTTGGCCTGTTGCTGCATCTGCATCTGGCTCAGCCCGAGATTTCCCATCGTCCCGTACGCTGCACTAGCCGTGCCCAGAAGCCCCTGCCCTGTACCGGCCGCGTTCCCTTGAGCGGTCTGCGCACCCATCACGCCAGTTGCGGAGTTTCCCGCCTGCAATGCGGCTTGGGACGCAGCGATGCCAGTACCGGTCTGATTCCGCCCAAATCGGGCCGCGTTCTCTCGAAGACTCATGCCCAAAATCTTGGTGTCGCTGCGCTCCTTCGTGACTGCGCCGGCTGTCGCCAGCGCCCGCGCATTGGCCTGGTCAGTCATCGCGGTGTTGCCCAAGCTGCTGGTGGGCGACACCCCCATTCGCGCCATTTCTCGCTCGGTCTGCTCCTGCGCGTTGTCGAACTGCCGACCCACCGTAGCGGCGGCAAGGCCTTCACGCCGCGCCATCTCCTCCGGGCTGTCATAGTTCATGGCCTCCTCGGCCATCTTGTTCTCGATCGGCTGAAAGACGTCCTTGTATTGCTGCCACTGATCGTCACCGCGCTCAGCGTTTTTCGTTGCCTCGGCAAGTGCGTTTTGCATCAGTCCCTGGTAGACCGGCGCAAACTGGTCTGTCAGCTCCTTGTTCCATTCAAAGTTCCTCTCCGCCAGGTCCTGCGCGCGCATCCCGATCTGCGCGTTCGCTTCCTGCGCCCGGCCAACAGCCGGATCCTGCTTCACTTCCGACGACATGCAGCCCATGTCACCCTCCCCGCGCGGCCCGCTCGGCCGCAAGATTGGTCAAGTACTCGCCCCAAGGCTCAGTCAGGCCCCGCAGCTCGACTCCAACATCCCGCGCCCAAATCGGCCCGCCCAGCAGCAGCGCGCTGTGGGTGACCAGATCCGCGTACGCGCTGCGTAGGACATAGGCGATTCGCTTGGACGCGACGCCCTGTGCGCGCTCCAGTGCTGTCGCGACGCGCCAGTTCGTGCTGGCATTCGCGAGGATGGAGTTCAGCGTCTCGAAGTTGGCGCGGTAAAAGGAGTTGCGCGGCAACAGGACCAGCGCGGCGAACATGCCTTCGTTAATGTCGTCGTCATCCAGCGCCTGGTCGCGGTCGACCAAGTCGTCCCAGAGGTGCGCCGCCTGGAAGGCCAGCCGCAGAAAGTCGACCGCGGCTTGGTTGCCGCGCATCCACCGCAATGCCACCGCGGGGTCAAAAAAAGGCGCGCTCATTGGCGCGCCTTCTTGGTCTTGGTGATCGCCGCGACCTTGGGCCGGGCGGCCGCCTTTCTCACGGGCCGCCCCGGCGCCGGATTGCGCTGGTAGGCGGGGTCGACAATCGCGGCCGGCGTAATCTGACCGACGCCCGGAGTCGGTGCCGCCGCCGCCTGGTTCGCGTCATCGCTCGCGGGGTCGTCTTCTGCGACGCCTGCGGCGGAGGCCTGCCGCTCGGCCTGTACGGCCTGGTGCAGGATCTGGGCCAGGCTCATGACCATACCCATGCCAAGCTCCTGCGTCAGCCGGTTACCGACATTGGAGAAAATGACGCTTTCGATTTCCTTGTTCATGGATTCCTTCCTGTGGATTAGAGAATGCCCGCGACGTCGATGATCGACACTTCCACGCTGGGCGCGTACGACACAAACGCGTTGGCGCGCACGGGTGCCCACCCAATGAACGGCGTGGACAATTCGCCGAAGCTCGCCAGGAACCCGTTGGGTGTCGGAGCGAGCGTTTCCATCATCAGATATGAGATCCACCCACCGAGCGCATACGGCTGGCAATGAAATCCCTGGCGAATGTATGACTGGTTGTAGGCGTACTTGCCCGACACCAGACCGCTGTAGGTCCAGCCGTCTTGAAAGGCCATGCGATAGGCCTCGTAATAATTTGCGATGGTCACGCTGCCGATGATGTCCAGCGGCCGCTGCGCCGCCGTAAATATCTGCTCTCCGACCTCGTTGAAGGCGTCAAGGAAACTGGACTCCACCGGCCGGTCGAAGACGTAGTACTCGCATGTGTTCCGGAACGACAGCTGCAGCTGCCCATTCACCAGGTTCGCCAGCCGGAGATAGCATGGGTTCGCGAGCGGCCGGATGAACACAACCGGGTCGTTGGCCGGAACGGTCACGTCCATGCTAGCGACACCAGCGTGTCGCAAGAACATGTTGATCGAGGAGCTTCGATGAGCTCGCTCGCGCTCGACATCACCTGAAAGCCTGCGCTCATTACCTGACTCCATAGACGACTTTCACCGAAACGCGAGCGCCCGGCATTCCAGAAACAAAACGCCAGCGGATGGTTGTTCCCTCCCGAGAGATCGCCGGGGCGTTGCTATGGGATGGCGAACCCAGAGGAAAAGACGCTACCCACGGTGTTCCCTCGGCTAGGTCCGGGATGTTCAGCGCCCCGTCTGACGTCCCCGTGAAGAAGAAGCCACGCTGGCGCGCGATCTTGCTGGTGTAAGACGTCAGCACTGCCCCGTTGGGACCATACGTCTCCACTCCCGCCGGCATTACCAGATCCCCAACCGCACGCGCAGGACGTTGGCCGCATCGAACACCAGCAATAGGTTGTCTCGGATTTCCAGGCGGGCCCCACTCACCGCCGTGCGCAACAGCCCAATCGTCGCGGTGATAGCGGACAACGACGTCACATTGAGCTTGTCGGCCGTGATGGAGCCGCCCGCAATGCGGGCCGCGTTCAGGAGGCCCGCGGTGATCTTCTCGGCGCTCAGGTTCGCTATCTTGGCGTTCGTGATCGCGGCGTCCTGAATGTTCGCCGTCTTCACGTAGGCATCCGTGATGACCGCCAGGCGCGCCGACAGCGATGCCACCGTGAGGCGATCCGCGTTCAGGCTGTTGACTGCAATCCGGTCGCCGCTCATCTCGCCGAACGTGACCTTGGCTGCCGACAGGGACGCCACCTTGGCGTCCGTGATGGCGGCATTACCCAGTTGCAACGTGCTGATTGAGCCATTGGCGACGTACAGGTTCCGGATATAGATGCCCGGCGGAACCGGCACACCGTTGATTTCGGTAGGCTCGTGGATTTCGTAGAGCAGCGCCTTGGGGTCGCCCGCTGCAGCCAGCACGTCGATCAGGTATGCGGGGTCCAATGAGACGGCGCCGTCCGTGCCGCCAACGGAGTTGAATGGGCCGGTCTTTCCCCCGACAGACACGAACCGGATCCAGTAGTAATACGTCGTGGCGGAGTCGGTGCCAACCGGATCGGCATAGACCCATCCCGTTGTCTGCCCCACGCTAAGCGCTTGCGCCTGGTTGTCCCAGGTCCCGCGGAAGACTTCGGCGTAGCCGAAGTAGGCGAAATTTGGCTTGTCCCACTCCAGCACCACGGCTCCAAGGGCAGGCGTAGCGGTGAGCCCTGTGGGCGCGGGCGGGATTCCGTCGATGACGGGCGGCGTGCTGGGCTGGAATGCTCCGCCCGGGTTCTTGATCAGGATCGGCTTGCCGTCCGCGCCGCGCATTGTGACGATGCCGTTTTCCACCAGGTCACCCCACGTGACGGCACGGTCGACCGTCTGGCTGCCCTGGCCGAAGCGCGTGGCAAGCGTCATCCGCATCTGCTCGAGCGCGCGCGTGGCCGCCGGATTGCCCGGCAGCTGGGCAGCCTCGATCGCCGGCAGGTCCGTATAGCGGAGGCCGGATCGTTGAGAAGTCGCCATGCTCAGACCGCCGTGACGTTGCCCAAGGTCGACGCCACCGTGACCTCTGTAATTGCCGCGGCGCCCTCCACCGAGAACTCGTAGCTGCGCGCGCGGTAATTGCCCCGAAGCCGGAATGGCCGGCCGCTCTGCACCACATGTTCAACTACGACTTCCCGCGCGCCTCCCACGGCCTCAATCATCGCGCGCAGGCGGAACGTCACGGGATATGCCTCCGCCACAACCTGGGCTGCACCAATGTTCTGGGCACGCTCGAGCAGGAATTTCTTGCTCACGAAACGCATGGCGAGCGGCAGCGCACCGCCGTCCCACTTGTGAACGTCGCCGTCGGACAGCACCAGGAACAGTTCATCCCGGCGGCCGTCGGCAAAGGACGCCGTCGCGTAGACGTCTGTTCGGGTCATGGACATGGCCCCGCTGGTCAGGTCGAAGATCAAACCTCCCCGGCTTGAACCGGTATCGAACCAGCAAAACAGCCGGTTGTCATGGACGTTGGCATGCATCGACTCGGGCCGGTACGCTTGCCATTGGTCGCGCGTCAGCAACTCCTCGGTGACCAAGCCAATGCCGCCCGTCTGATCGACCATTACCAAGCCATCCGGGGACGCGTAGACAACGCCGCCCTTGAACGCCCGGATCGAGCGTTTGGCAACGCACGGCTGGTTGCCATCGAGCCGCAGGGGCGTCAGGGTGACGGGGTCCGCCTGGGTCGCCAGGTAGGTGTCCCCCTTCGTGCACACCACCGTGGCCTGGCCCATGATGGCACCGCCCACGATCTCGTCCGCCACGGGCGAGTAGTACGGCCAGCCGAAGGGTTTGAACACCTCGGACCGATACACGCGCTGCCCAGCAAAGCCGATCATGAAGCCGGCGGGATGCGCCATCAAGCCAAACAGATCTTCCGGCGGAGGCACCAGGGCGCGCTCCGGCAAGGCCTCGCCCAGCAACGTAAAGTCCACCTCATCGCTGAATGTCACCGCGCCGGCGGGAATCTCCTTCCAGAATCGCAGGATAGCGGTACCGGTCGCGTCCGTAGTGGAAAGATAGAGCCTCTTGTGCGTGATGTTGTATTCGCCCGCCGGAGGCCCCTCCAGGTTGATGACGTCCAGGGTATCCGCCGTGGCGGCGTCGAACGGATCGCTAACTTCGTTGGGCGGCCCCTCCTCGCCCCAGGCGGACACAAAGGTGTACGCCAGCAGGCAGGACTGCCGATCCAATCCGTCGGGAGGCTCCGGCGACTCCGGCACAGTAACGGTCGCGCGTGAGGTCGGCGCAGGGATGCCCAGCCGGTACCAGGCCGATGGCATCAGTTCGTCTGCGGTCGCCATGGTGGAATCTGTCACCTGGGGCGGATGGCCGGCCTCGGTAAAGTACGTCCGCTCCTGTGTGTCATCCGGGATCGCCCCGCGCGCCACGTCCGTGTCATTGAGCCAGTGAAACCAATGCCGCGTGTCGTCATCGATGGATCGTCCGAACCGATATATAGCCAGTTTCGTGCCGACCTTGGCCAGGTCGGCCACCTTGACCGGTTCCTTGTATGGAACAAGCGAGCCGCGCTGTAGGTTGGCGTTCAGCGCATCCTGACTGGCGCCAGCCGGCAGCAGGTGCGGCTCGACGCGCGGCAGCATGCCGGTAAACGCCTTGATCGCCTCCCTCATCGCAGTTGCGCCCGCACCGGTTTGCCGATGGCAGCGACGTTCCCGCGTGCGCGGAACACGAGGATCGCAAGCATGACCGCGATGCCCAGTTGCCAGAGCGATACACCACCAGCCCACCGGCCAAGCTCGCCCTGGCGAATGAGCACGTCTAGCCCTTGACCGCCGGTAAAGACCGCCAACAAGTACGCGATTGCCGACATCCCCGGGCGATACCTCGCGCCTTTTCGGCGGTAGAAGATCAGCCGCCCAGCCGTGCCGATATTCACGGCTACAAAAAGAAGGGCCACCAAATGGTGGCCCGACATTCCGAGTGTGAGAGCAGTCATATGCGAATCAGCCTCCCCGCTTCCAAAGCACCGAGATATCGAACGTCTTGATCCGTTCAATCGCTGTGACCGCAATGGTCACTGCTACAGCTGCGGCGACAAAGCCCGTGACAACGGTTTCGTTCACACCCGTCACTCGGCCCAGCTCGCCAGCACCGAAGTAGCCGATCAACCATGACACGACGCCATAGACGAGGCGGCGCACCGCACCCAGCTCGCGGCTGTGCATCATGAACACCGCCGCGCCCGCGAATGCGCCGATCAACGCGCCGCTGTCGATGCCGGGCAGCAACGCCGCGAAAAGGATGCCGGAGGCGGTAGCCGCCGCGGCGCCGACCGTACTGGTAGGCTCAGCCATTCTTTCTCCTGTGTATGGAAATGAAGCACGCGGACAGCCCGCGGCAAGCAAAGCGCCGAACGGAAAAACCATTCATCGCCTACCCTTGCGACATTCCGGCCCGGTCTGAATCGATGTTGTCTAGGCGACGCGTCAATTGCTCGATCAGCCATTGCTGTTGCTGCATTGCGGCCACCAGCGTCGGAACGATCTTGCTGAGGTCCACCCCCTGCAAAACCGGGACTTCCTTGCCCTCGCCGTCCACGCGGGTTTCGTCCTTCTGGCCCGTCACGGCTTGGGGGATCAGTGCTTGAAGCTCATGAGCCACAAAGCCCTCCAGCGGACGGGTGACCACAGCCACGCCGTTCATGCGGAAGGTGATGGGCCGGAGCCGCAGCACCGACTCCAGAGCCGCCGAGCGCTCCAGTGGTCCGAGGACCGTCTTGGAGCGGTAGTCCGAGGTCGTCGCGTAGATGGTCGAAAGATTGGCGTTGGACTGGATGTACCCGGCGACTGCGCCGTTGTAGGCCTGGAACTGCAGAGCGACACCGTCAGCGAAGCTTTGCGGGCGAAACACCATCCCGTATTGAGTCCATCCGCCGATGTAGTTAACGTGAGCGCGCGCCCAGACGTTGGGAATGTGGTCATAAGATCCCATAATCCACGTGCCGTCCGTTAAGACACGGCCGCACTCTATAGAGGCTGAGACGAAGCGCAACCCTTCAGGAATTGGGGCTGCTCCGTGGCGGCTGAAAGTTATCTCTGCAAAATTCAGCCCCCCGTTGAATCCAAATGCGGCGAATCGACTGTTTGCGTCAGCGCCGTCCCGCGTGATGACATGCGCGGAGTTGCCGCCAGCGGGCGGTACGATGGGAAGATACGTGACTGACTCCGAGCGCCGGCTGCGCACGCTAGCAGTGTCAGCGTGATGGGCGCCATCAAAATTACCAGTGATGAAACGGCCGGTATTCCCAAGATTGAGGCTGGTGCAATCCCATAGGGACTGGAACGCTGCTCCCAGCGCAGCGAGGTCATTCGCAAGCTGAGCGGCCTCCACGCTTCCGGGATTTGCCACTGTACCGAAGGCATGTACGGTCCACACGCCGGTGACGTTGAGCGCACGCGTTTCGGTCGCAGTGCGGGCGGCAAGAGATGCGTCGAAGGTGATGCGCACACTATCACCTGGAACCGCGCCGATCGTGCCCGGTTGCCCCGGGGTAGCGGTTACCTGCGCTGCGCCGAGAGCGCCAGAGTTGCCCACAACACCGGCCCGAAAAATGGACGCCGTCGAGCCCGTGATGTTTTGCAACGCGTCCCGCTGAATCAAGCCATCCCTGCCGGCCGATAGATCCCCGTCCCCACGTCTCACCACCGCGCCCAACGACCCGGAAGATTTGCCATTCAGGTCCGGGAGACGGATAGTCGAGACCCCGTCGCCGACCGAGTACGAGCCGCGCTTGGATGGATCGGCCAACCATTCGGCCTCGGAGACAACCGGCAGAAGTCCTGCACTGACCAAATTTGCCAGATCGGGAAACGTTGCTCGGGAAACCGTCTGGCCGTCCAGGGAAATTTGCCCAATCGGTATGCTGGCTCGAAGCGGCCACCAGTCGGGCGTGCCAACGGGTCGACTGGAATGCGACTGATAACTGTCACTAGCGCTGTCCCATTCTGCATACCCCTTGCCAACGATGCAGATTGGACCGACATCTTCGGTGGGAACCTGGTCAGCACTGAAGATGCCAAGCGACGCTCGATGCAGACGATGTTCGTTGATCCACGAGTCATTGGAGACATTCCGGCGCCGAAGCCAACCGGTCCCCGTGTCGGCCCAGCTCATGAAGGGCAACACGTGAGCGTCTTCGAGTAAGGCCGGATCTTCAGCTCCCGAGAAGTCTGTGGCAACGTTGACGAAATTGTCGTCGACCTCATTGCGCGTCAGCAGGCGCGACAGGTTGCGGCGAAGAGTGAGCAATCGACCCATGATTTATCCGCGCTGCTGCGCCAGCGTCCAGTTGATCGTAAACACGTCCTCCGGTTCCTTGTTTTTCACGCCGAAGACCGACCGATTCGTCAGGATGCCGTACGCGGCGTGATTGAAAAGACCGGCCTCGGTCACCGGCCCGGAACCAACGCCCTCTACAAAGGTTGCCGAATACAAGCGTTGAGCGCCAGAACCCGAGATTGTGACGGCCACACGGCTGCCCGCGATCTCCGACACCAGCGCCTGGTCGGTCCCAGCGGCGGGCGTGGCACCGATGCCGAGCGCCATATGGGAGATGACGTCCAGGTCTTCGCCAGCGGCTCGCGCGGCAAGGTAGGCAAGGCCGTCGTCGGTGAACAGGTTCTTGATCAGGAAGCGTTCGGTTTTCCCCGTGCTCCCGCGATAGACGATGATTTCGAGATCGCCGCTGCACAAGGCGCCGGAACTGTTCTGCATGTTGCTCATGGATAGGTCCTTTTAGAAGGAAGACGCATCGCCGACGTAGTCGTCGGCGTAGTCAAGGGCATAGTTCTGCAACAAGACCTGGCCAAAGTCATGCGCAGCAGCCGCGTCGCGACGTTCAAGTGCCAACGCCGACGACAGGACATCGACAGCCATTGCCACGTCGATTCGAACGCCGTGGATCTGTTGGTGTGTCCATTCCATCGAGGCGCCGACCGACCGCTGCACGAAGGCAAGTTCGAACACGTCACACGCGTCCGCGACATCGTGACGGCCGAAGGCCACGCCAGCGCCGACCACTTCCGTAGCGGACGCAACATCACGGCGCAGCGCGACCACACGCATGCTGCGCGAATCGACGGCGGCCGACAAATCGTGGCGGTTGAGCGTCCGAACCAGGCTGAAGTAATCGACAGCCAGCCCGAGCTCGCGAAGGATGGGATTTAGGCCCAATGGATCGGCTACGGCATCCACCCGGGCCACCGCCGTGCCAGGGGCGTCGACGGTCGCAGCAACGATCTCGTGTTCGATGTGTACGGGACCGGTCACGCTAGAACTGCTCCCGGACCTGGAATTTCAGGATGGCGAACGCGGTCTGAATTCGGCCATCGGGGAAAACCACCTCCACCTCGCCCTCGAACTCGCCCGCGGTGTCCAATGCGGTCTCGGACCAATTCATGGCCAGCCGCCCGCCGCGACCAGCCACGTCATACGGCGGTCGGAAATCGACATCGCCCGACTCGATATCCACATAGCCCGCTATTGGGAAGCACGGCATCGACTCCTTCACGGCATCGCTGCCCACCTCGCGGAACAGCATGCGCGCCGTTATGCCCGGCGAAGATAGGTCTATTGCGCGGCGCGTGCGTTCGTCGGATAGAGAAAGCAGCAGCTGCGGGGCCGTGTCACCCTGCACCAGTCGGATTTTGGTCTTTGCCATGCGCTACTTCTGCTCGTTGGGGCTGGTCATCGCCTTCGCGGTGACGTCGCCTGTCAGGGTGGAATGGCAGGCGGCCAGGTGCTGCGCTGCGCGCTGGTGAAACGCCGGCACCGTGTCGGCCTCCTTCAGGAAAGCGCGGTAGAGCACGTAGTCCACCAGGGCCGGCGCATATTCACCTTCTGCCTCCAGCTCGAGGTCGCCCAAGTCCTGGGTCAGCGCCTCTGGCAGCTTCGCATACGACAGCTCAATGACGACGCCGGCGCGCGCGGGCGGATAGACCTCAAACTGACCGGGGCTGCGTTCGTCGTACAGGAAGTGGCGGATCTCCTGGGCAGGCGCTTGGCTGCGCCAATTCGGCCGCACGCGGCCAAGGGCTCCAGCATCTGCCACGGTGACCGCGCGCTGGCGCGCAGCAGAGACGTTCCGGGTGACGTTGAACAGCATCCGGGCGCCGCCGGGCAACTTCTGGCGCGTGCCCTCAACGCAGATGAAATCCTCGGACGCTTCGTAGATGTCGGGCCGCAGCCTGTACGCCTCCAGGCGCCCGTCGGTCAGCCACATGGGCAGCTCATCGCTTTCCCAATAAACCGCGTCCGCGTCCTGCAGGATGATGCGCACGCGATCGAGCACGTCGGATACCTTCATCGGAACTCGTCTCCACCGGTACGCATGCGCCGCTTGGCAAAGCCGCGGGCGCCCTCGTCGGCCAGGTCCACGCACGCTTGCTGGAACGCCGTGAGGTAGGCAGCCGCCCGGCCGGGATCCGCATACCCAGCCTTGTGCTGGTGCAGGCGGGCCAGCGCGCCGCTGGCGACTTCCTCCGCGTAGCGATTGAGCAGCACGTCGGCCAGTTCCCGAGCCGAGCGAGTGGGCGCGTAAGCAACTTCCAGTCGCAGCGCACGGGGCGCCTTGGCAGCGACCGCCGGCACCAGCTGGATGAAGCCGGGCAGCCGGCAGTAGAAGCGGTTCACCTCGGCCGTCGAGCCCACCTGACGCCAGGCCCATCCGTCCGGGAACAGTTCTTCCAGCTCGGGGCGGGTGGCCGGGTCAAGCGCGCCTTCGGGCAGCCAGGCGCCAGTCACGTCGACGATCTGGGTATCCGCCTCGGGGGGATCCAGCTCGTATTCCGTCGTGCCAGGCACCAGCGTCAGGGGGTCCAGGAACGCGCGCAGCAGGCGCGTGCGCATGCAGAATTCGACGGCAGCATCGAGGATGGCATCCTCAACCGCCGGCGCAGGCGCGCCCTCTATCAGCGGCAGGACGAACCGCTCGAAATCTGCGAGCGCCGCCATCAGGTCGGCTCGCCAGCCGCGCGCGAGTTGGCCAGGCTGACGATCTGCTGGATCATTTCGTCCTTCTTCAGGGCGCCATCCAGTTGATGATTGAACTGCCCCAAGGCAAACGTCTGGAGGTCTTCCTTCTTCATGCCCTGCAGGTTGGGCATGTTGAACGGTGGCACCTGGCTCTGCTCCAGCGACTGCGTGCTGCCGCTGTGCTGCTGGCTGGTGACCACCAGGCCGACGCTGGCCGGGTTGTCTTCGGCCTCGTCCCAGGCTTCGCGCCAGACGTCCTTGTAGGGCAGCAGCTTGACAGCGATCAGCGGCGGCACGAAGTGGATCTGTCCGCGCTCCCAGACCAGGCCGGTGCCGGCGACAGTGTCCTTCTTCTGCAGCTTCGCCCCGATGTACATGATCGGGATAGGATTGTCTTGTTCCATGGGAACCCCAAAAAGAAGGGGCTAGGCAGTTTCCTGCCCAGCCCCGAAAGCCGCGTAGCGCGGCGAGACGGCCCCGATATGCCTTAGGCGACGCCCACCATCTGACCGTTGACGACGACGGTGAGCTGCGGCGTCCCAGTGAATGAGGCGCCTTTTACCGTTGCGATCAGCTTGACTGTGCGCTTGAATGCAATCGGGTGAGCCTGCGAATCTACGCATCCGGCGTCCGCGATGTCTCCGGCATTCAGCCATGCAGCCGGTACAGCTATGGGACCGTCTGAGACAACGTGCGGCTCAAAGCCCAGATCGATTTTGACGCCGGCGCCCGCAGCGGCGGCTATCAGGCGCACGCCAGTCACAACCACGCCGGCGGGTATGAGGCCGAGATAGATCTTGTCGCCCACCTCTGCAGTGTTGCGATAGCCATAGGTTTCCACCCAAGCGTTGCCGAAGGCCTGCGTGTGCAAAGGCTTCGCGTTGTAGTCGGGAGAGTAGCGATCCATGTATTTCTCCAGTTCCACCGGAGCAGGCGACCATGTCGGCCGCCCGCGACCGATTAGGTGTTGAGGTTGACGACGGTGTCGAGCACCATCACGCCGTGGTCCGTCGGGATCTTGTTGCCGCGGGCATCCGGCACGGAGAAGCGCAGCTTTGCCTTGCCGCACATGACTTCGCCCGCCACTTCGAGATTGCGCTCGAAGTTGTAGCGGTTCTCCATCCAGTTGGCGTACGTGTCCGAGCCCTGGTTCTTGCCGTACACGTGCGCCAGCGCCTGCGCGCCCAGCAGCATGCCGCGGTCAACGGCGTGGCCCGGCTGGAGATCCGGTACGGTGGCGGTCGCCTCCGCGGCAGTGGCCTGGCCTGCTTGGGTGCAGTACTGGACCGCATCGCCCGGGCTCAGGCGGATGGCACGGTCCATCTTGCGCACCAGGATGTTGTGCCAGATGCCGGCCTCTCCGGTGAACAGCGGGTGCTTCTTGGAGCCGCTGAACGACGAGGCCCGGTTCCAGGCGTTCTGAAGGAACGTGCGCCATTGCAGGCTGTTCGCTGCAGTGTTGGTCAGGATGCTCTGCCACATGCGGTTTGTGACGAGCAACAGGTACAGCGGCTCGTCGTCGGCGGCGGCATCACCCGCGATCTTGATCGGCTGGAGCTTGAATTCCATGTCGTCGATGATCGCGCCCAGGTGGTCCAGGTGCTCGAGCTTGAAGGTGTCGGTCGTGTCGAGCGCGTTCAGCGCCTGGCCGCCCTGCACCAGCGACTGACCGTCGGCCACCCAGTGACGGTTGAAGGTCGGCGCCTTGACGGGGTTGATCATGATTTCGCCGAAATCGGGATCGCTCGCCATGGGCACCACCCAGTCCGTGCCGACTTGCGAGCCGCGCGTGCCCGCCAGGTGCACGATGGTGGACTGGTCGTTGAAACGGCGGAACCAACCCTGCAAGTTCGCCATCGCCAGGCCGCGCAGATTGTGCACGGTACGCTGCTGCGTCATCTTGCCGCCGGCGTCGACCACCTTCGTGGCCAGGTCGATGCGGATGTCCATGCTGGACATATCCAGGCGCTCACCTTTGCCCTCGGCCTGCTTGTCGCCCATGATGGGCTTGCCGCCGGTCTGGTTGATGAGGTCGACGCTGACCTGATCGCCCTGAGACTTCGTCAGGTCCGTCACCCGGACCAGGGGCATATCCGGGCTGGTTTGGCCTTTCAGCTTCGCCTCGGCCGCCGCCTGCTTCGGCGCCGCGCCGGTCAGATTGTTCATCAGCGAGGGCTGACGTTGGGTGTTGGCGAACAGCGCCGCGCCGAATACCTTGCGCGCGAGCGGCGAGCCAACGGGAACAGTGGTTTGGGACATAGTGCCTCCAGTTCGTGGGATTTACGAAGAGAGGCGCGCCAGCTGCGCTTCTATTTCGTCCGGCGACAGATTCATGAAATGGTCCGTCAGGGCGCTGCCCGACAAGGCCGTCAAGGCGTCGGTCGCGGACGCGGCGGCCGGCTGGCCGCCCGGGATATCGGAAAGCGTGGAAGGCCCCGATGCTTCGGCGGTCGCTTTCGCGACTGCACTCGCAACGCGTGCGGCTTGATCGGCTGGCTGCTGCGCCGGCGTGGCCTTGGCCTGGTCGGGCAGCTCGATCTCGCCGTTTTCGGCTTCGTACATACGGAGCGCAGCACCGAACCGCTTCTCGAGCGGCTTGTCCTTCCATGCAGGCTTGGCGCGCAGCATGGTGTCGATGGCGGCGACTTCGTTGAATTCGGCCGGGGCGGTGGCACGGAGGTGGGCAAGCTTGGGAATGGACACGATGGTGTCCTCGACGGACACCAGCGCTTGCACCTGCAGCTCACGCCGCGCGGTTTCGGCTTCCTCGGCGGCTGGCCGGCCGGCGTCAACCTGGTCGCTCAGGCGCTTGGCCAAGGCGATCAGGTTGTCCATCCGGTTGGCGACGTCGGGAGCTTCTTCGCGCAGCTGTTCCAGCAGCTGCTCGTCGACGATCTCATTCAGATCGAGCGACTTGGTGGCCTTGCCCTGCTGGGCGGCGGCCTGGTCAAGTTCCAGCTTCGCGGTCAGGTCCCGCACCATCTGCTCAGCACGGATAGCGCGCTCGCGCTCTTGCTGCAGCACCTGGTACGGAATGACGTGCTTGCCGTCCTTCGCCTGCACAACGGCGTCGCCCTGCTGCGGCGCAGCGGCGACCTCATGTTGCGTCCCGTCCTCACCGGTGCCGGGCGCTGCACCGCTGATATCGCCCTGGGGTTTGCCGCCAGCATTCGCCGCGGCGTCATCGTCGGACGTCGTCGTGCCGGCGCCTGTGGTGGCTTCCTGCCCACCTACCAGCGCCGCCAGCGCGTCATCCGACAAGCTGAGGGGGTCGCGCAAGACCGCATCGAGGTTTTCGATGGGATTGTCCGTCGTGTTTTCCGTGCTCATCTCTTCCTGCTCCTAGTTCTCGGATAGGTCCGTGGGTTGAAACGAAAAAGCCCCCGACGATTGCTCGGCGGGGGCCTATGGAGTGCCCGTGTCCCTGGGCGGGGAAATTCGTGTCGGTGCGCTAAGCGGCCCGGGGTTGGCGTGTGCCCAAACGCTCGAGCACCTGGTCTACCTCATCGGTGAGCTGCTGGAACCGCTCCTGCATCTGTGCGCCGCCCGTCTGTGCCTCGGCGCGGATTCGTGCCCGTTCCGTCTCGGCTTCTTCGTGCATCGCCGTCTGCTGCAGGCGGGTCTGCCATTCGGTCGCGCGATCGGCCAACTGCTGTCGCAGCGCCTGCATTTCGCTCTCGTAGCGCGCCAGCGCGCCGTCCACCTGGCCCACCGTGTCGGCGTCGCCGGCGGCGCCCGCTTCCCGGCGGATGCGCTCGGCCTCGGCCAGCAGCTTTTCGGCGCGAGCCTGCCGTTCGGCGATCTTGGACTGCGCGTCCTGCATTGCCGCCTCGGCTTGAGCGTTCGCGGCCTGGGCGGCCTGCTCCTGGGCCGCTTGGGCCTCCGGAGAGTTCGGATCGGCCTGGATGCCCAGCTGCGCGCGAAGGAAAGCCGCCATTTCCTTGCGCTTGCCGAAGTCAGACATTTCCAGCGCGAAGGGAATCAGCAGCGCCTGCATGTTCGGTGGCATGGATTTCAGGATTTCGGAGAATGCGGCGAACTGCTGAGCGCGGTAGGTCGGCGTGCTCGGCACGTCGGACAGCGCGACCTTGACCGGCGCCGTCTGCACATCATTCTCCTTGTATTCCTCGCCGGTCACGGGATCCTTGCGCGGGATGTTGACCACGACCCGACGCTTGACCGTCCCGTTGTCCACCAGGATTTCAGCCTGGCTGGTCATGTCCTCTTTGATGAGGTCCAGCAGCGCGTTGCCGACGCCGCGGCGGGCGACTCGGTAGTTGTCGTTGATCTTGGCCAGCGTGGTGACGCCCTGCTCGACCAGCGACTGAATGGCCAGGCCTGAACTGGCATTCGACTGCTGGCCCATCATGGCCGCGTACACGCCGGCAGCCTCCTGGATCGCCTGCTTGCGCTCCTGCATGATCTGGAACTGCTGCTGCGACAGCTCAAAGTTGCTTTCGACCTTGATATTGCCCCTCGCCGCCCTTGGGTTCGTGACAATGAAGGCGTCCGCCCGGCCAAGCTCGCGGTTGGCATCGCTCATCGTGTTGTACTTCTCGTCCAGCGCGTCCGCGTCGATGAACGTACGGCGGCTGTTGAGCAGCCACATCATGCGAGCAGCGCGGGCGTTGACCTCGTCCTGGGGCGAAAGCATGGCCCGGATGATTCCGTAGGGCACGCCAGTCAGATCTTCCCGGTATCCGAAGAACGGGACATATGGGAAGCGCCGGCGGTTGGTCGCCCGATCCAGTACCCGGATGGGGCCAATGTGGAAAGCGCAGCGGATCTTGTCGTACACCGCCAACTTGGGCTGCACGGCGCCCGACGCGACCAGCGAACGGTGCACCTGGTTCTGTTCGTTGAACTCAAGGGTGCGGCCGCCGGGCAGCGCCAGCACCAGGCCGCGCACCCAGACTCGATACCAGACCTCAAAGCAGGTCACCACGCGGCGCTCGACGTCGCGCCAGTCCAGGTCGTCCCAGGTCGTGCGAGCGCCCTGCCCGAGGGAATTGAAGAAGTCCGCCGACATTCGGGCTTCGTTCGTCAGGTGGTCGGTCCAGTCCCGCCAGTTCGAGGCGGCCAGGATCATTTCCCGGTGCTCAGGGAAGAAGGCGGCGATGTGGTCGGCGTCGTACCGCTTCTTGCGCACCACATACCGCGCGTCGCCCCAATCCAGAGCGCGGCTGCGCCAGTCCCAAAAAATCTCCGACCGCGGCACGCTCGCCACGCGGTAGGGGTAGTTGAACGGGTTGCTGTTGCGCGATACCTCCACCACGCCAAAGCCGGCCTTGATCTGGCTGGCGTACGCGTCCGACGTGGCTGTATCCGCCTGGGCTTCGCGTTCCGTCTCGTGCATCTTGGCCGAAAGCGCCTCGGCGACGTCCTGGTACCGGTCATCGTCGGCGCCCACGCGCCAGTCGGTCCTGGTCTTGGCCTCCATGCCGAGCACGGCGTTTACCGTGGGCTGAATGAGGTTGGTGACCAACGGGCCCAAGCCCTTCTCGTCCAGTCGCGCCAGCGTCTCCGCGTCCAGCTGGTTGCCGTCGTAGTAGTCGCAGGCCTTGTCCGCCTCGCGGCGCCAGCTGGGCTGATCGCGGATCTCGTCCAGCCAGCGCTCAAGCTGGGACACAGACAGCGCGCCGGGATCGGCCGGTGCCTGATCGCGGGCGTGCGCGGTCGCACCGTCGCTGCCATCGAGGAGGCGAAAGCCGGTAACGGAAGTGTTCATGCGCGCCAGGATTCCCGGTGTCGTTTGAAGTTTGAGGGCACGTTGTTGACTGCGAAGCGCAGGGACATCACGCCATAGCGCGATGCGGATATGACGTCGTCGTCGATCTTGACGATGGCGCCATCCTTGCGGTGATAGGTGCGGTACTCGGAGAGCCACAGCTCCAGGTGCGAAAACACCTTGAACCGGCCGGTCATCATTCGGTCCAGCATGATCTGGATGCCTGCTTCCACGCCGTTCGAACCATCCTCGAACTGTGCGCGCTCGGGCAGCATCGCAACATCCTGCGCCAAGTAGGCATCCCGCATAGGAATGCCGGTGTCCTTCTGCGCCTGCAGGGCATCATGCGGCCATGCAACCGGGATCCACTTGCCGCGCGCCTTGATCGCGCTGGCATGCACGGACACCGGCTGCTTTCTCTCGGCGTAGACTTCGTAGACGTAGACGATATCGGCGTCCAGGTTGTGGGCGAGCCAGGCGCCAGCCGTCGGGTGATCCCAGCCCAGATCCAGACCGCAGATGCGCGGCCAGCTGTCCGGGATGTTGAACGGCGGCACCACGATGCTGGATTCCGGCACCGGGAACACCGCGCCAGAACCCAGGACCGGCTTGCCGTAGGCGCGGGCCTCGCGCTCGTGGTCCGGATAGCTGGCCAGAATCGCGTCGGCCTGCTCGCGGGTGTAGTGCTCGGCGTCGTAGATGCCCATGAACACCACGACCGTGCCGGTGTGCTTGTCGATCAGGAACCGCTTGACCGTCGCCGACATGCCCATCAGGGGCGTGAAGGTCATGTACACCGGGCCCAACGTGGTGTTGGTCCGGGTGATGGCCTCCATGTAGATGTCGTGCGGCGGCTCCTCGTCCAGCCATACGAAATCGAGCGTTTCCGCCTGGAACTTCGCCCGGCCCTGCTCGTAATTCCGGAAGCCCAGCACGCTCTCGCCGGCCTGCACGTCGCCGCCGCCGCCGTGGCGCACCACGATCATGGACACCGCGCCCGGCACACCCGCAAGCGGCGCCACTTCCTTGATGGCATCGGCCGGGATGGCGCCGGTGCCGCGATCGCTCTCGACCCCGGGCCGGCCCAGCAACAGGCGCTGCATACCGTCCCGCGTCAGCGCCGCCGAAACCGAGGCCGCCCAGCCCGCCGTGGGCTTCTGGAAAACCTTGCCTTCCCACCATTCCGGGTAGCGCCCGGTCAAGTGCATCGCCGTCTCGTACGCGCCCGAGTAGGTCTTGCCCAGCTGGTTGCCGGCGGAAAAAAGGCGCTCGCGGTAAGCGGCGCCCTGGGCGTGGAACTCCCTCTGTTTCGCGTAAGGCCGGTAGTACTTCAGCCGATTGCGCTTGGCGCGCCAGGCGCGCTCTTGCAGTGCCCTGGCCAACATCACGCGCGGATTGGACATCAGTGCATCGTGGCCTCGGCGCCGGCGCCTGCCGCGCGCAGCTGGGCGAGGACCTTCTCCACCGGCACGCCTTCCGCCTGGGCAATCTCTTGCGCAGCTTGCGCGATCGCGGCATCCAGCTCGGCGTCGGACTTCTTGTCCAAGTCTCCCACGCGCAGCTCCTTGCGCTCCACGAACATGCCCAGGTGACGCCCGATCAGCTCCAGGTTGGGCGTCTTGGGCGCCAGCTTGAGCGTGAAATTGCCGTTGCGGTCCCAAGACCAGCCGATCACGCAGCGCCGTACCTGCTCCGGCAGCAGCTTGAGATCCATGGGACTGGTGATGTTGCGCACGTTTCCGTCGGTGTCAGTCACGACCAGGTCGGCCGGATCGTAGAAACCCAGAGCCACCCATTCCTCGAGGACGCGCTTGGCGGTGACCTCGAGTTGCGCAGACAGCTTGTCGCGCAGTGTCTGCACCGCCGCCGCAACGTTAACCTGGTTCAACAAGCGCGACGCGCCGCTGACGGCTGCCGCGCCCCTTGCCCGATAAGCCGCTTCGTACGCCTTTGTCTGGTTCGTGAAGCCACCAGCGGCGAACTCATCCACGAAGCGCCGCTGCTGCGGCGACAACGGGCTATCCGCAGACACCACGCGGCGGGCGGCGGTCGACAAGGCGCGTTTCTTACGCGCACGTGTCTTCCGCGCCGGCTTAGGCGCTGCGGGTTTGATAGGAGGCATATGCGGTGAGGAAGATCGACAGTTACAGGGCGTAATAAACTGGCGCCCTAGCTCAGGAGGAAACGGACGGTGGAAGACATTGCAGAGAAGGCACGAAGGAATCTGATGTTGTTGGCCACAGGCATCATCGTGGTCTGGTTGCTAGGAATCCCGCTGCAAGGCCATTTGGTTGGCGCAGTCAATTTAGATTCCGTCGAGCCATACAGGGCATGGCTATGCGCCGGCGGAGCCCTGACTTACTTCTTCCTTCGCTATCACCTTGAACCCAAAAACTCAGCTGAACGAAAAAAATGGACGGCCTACCGGCGAGGACGTCTAAGGAGGCAATTCGAGCTTTTAGTGACGTCTGAATTTACCCAACTCAAGAACGGCGGTCCCACCAAGGTGAGGTTTACACCTAAGCAGCAGCTCGAGCAGGGCGACAAGATGGGAGGTATGCCACCGCCGACGGTTCCGACTTTCACCAAGGAATTTCGGACTGGCAGCTTTCCTTATGAGGTACTACGGACCTTCGTATTCCGACACCCCGATTCCGAGGAAAGCGAGGAAGCTGACTCCGTCGTGGGCAATAGCGCATGCAGTTTCGAGATTCCGTGGGCAGTTGAGCTACGCACACGGCTCTTAAGCGCATACGCTGCCTATCGAAGGTTGTCATGGAACAGTCTCGAGATCACGCTCCCCTACGCGTGGACGGGCGTTGCAGCGATCGTCTGCATCGCAAAGATAGCAAGCAGCCTCTACTACGAATTCCCCTTCGTTCGCCAATTGCTGTCGGCATAAAAAAACCCCGCTCGGGTTCCCGGTGGGGCTTTTGGCGCACTGACGACCAGTGACAGAATGAGGCGGATTTTGCGGATTGATCACTTTTTTGTCAAGTGAACAAGTCTCGTAAGACGTCGAACTTATTGGACTTACTGCGGTTTTCAGTTGCCGGCACAATCCGCAGGTTTGCCTCGCAGTGCAGGCCACACACTTTCCGACTCACGAGCGGGACAATGTGATCAACGTCGTGCGGCACTCCCGTTTCGATCTCGATCTGAACACGTGCCGCATAGATCTCGCGGATCTTTCTCGAGTCAACCCATGGCGGCGTTGCGAGCCGCAGCAAAATTCGCCGGCGTTCCTTAGGATCCTTACAGTCGTGAAGCTGCTTGGCCCAATGCTCCAACATCTCCGGATTTTTCCATGGATTGTCGTTAGCCACACGCTCAATCCGGGACTCCAGCCATACCCGATAATCCCGGTGCCAAGACAACCGAGGATAGCGTTCCTCAAATTGCTCTGGCGTCAGCAAAACATTGGCTAAGAATCCTTCTACGGACTCTCCAGTAGTTGCTTCATACCACGCTCGGAATTTCCGTCCCGATAGCGCCGCGAGGATAGTGTCCAGTTCTTTCCTGCCCTCGCGATCAAGCCTTTCTCGACGCGCTTCATAGCTCTGGTCCGGCATAGACTGCTTTCGATAGGCCCATGCCTCATCAGCAAGCATCTGCGCTGAGCGCTCTGCGCGGCGGCGCCGAGCGCGCTCCTTGCGTTCTTCCTCTTTCGACGGCAATCGTCGCACAACCCAGGGATCGAATGTCATCAGTGCACACACCGGATCGTAGAGCACATAAAGTTACCCTAGGACCCCTTCTCCCACAATTCCTGCTCCAGTCAACACGGATTCGGCAGTCTCCATAGCTCGCGTCTCCTCGCCTTTTTTTCCGTCTTCGACCACTCCAGCTGCCTTTCGCACAGTTCGAGAGCCACGCAGCCAGATCGTGATCTTGCTGTTCTGATCGGTCACCGTCCTTTCGCTTATGCCCGCATGAATTGCCAGCTCGCCGAGCATCACACGGCCGCGATTTTCCTTCGCCGCGAAGTATCGGGCGACGATTCCGTCGCGAACAGCTCGATGCACGACATGCCCTGACAGCACTCCGCAGCCCATGACACCGTCGGACACAGCGCGAACTGCCGCGAACCATTTTTGATCCCATACGCTACTGCGACAGCAGGGGCACGGAGTTGTCTGTGGTAGAAATCGTGCCTCAAGAATCCGCTGATGCAGAGGCGACAGCGCCTGCAGCTCGCGCAAGATGAACCCGGCCTGCGCTGCGCCGTCGACGCCGGCCAGGCCGCGGCCGGTATGCGGTGTGCGGTCCGCCATCTTCACCATGGCCGGCCGGTCCAGCGTACCGCTGGAGTAGTTGAAGGCGTACGTGAGCGCCTGGTGGGCACCCTTGAAAAGCGGTTCGGACACTGTGCGCTCCTGGCAATCAAGAAAAATTCGTGCGCCGGCCTGCCTGGCCAGCTGGTCATTCCTGGTCATGAAACCCGCCGTTGCGAGGGCTGCGTGCACCTGCCAAGCTTTGCATTGGCGGTTGGGCCTGGCCCGCGCGCTCAAGGTTGAGCCCGAGCCGCGACGCGAACGAGAGCGGCTTCCAGGTAGCCGCGCTTGGTAGCACCTTTACCTGGCTGACATGCACGGGCGTCAGCGGGGCGGCCTTCGAGGCGAGCTTGGGAGTGACGCTGGTGCTAGTGGCGCTCGGCCCCTTCCCCAACCACATTCCGTACGCATGGGGCTTCGTCGGCCCGACGCCCATGCGCATGTCGCCGACACACTCCCACCATTCCTCGCCCGCTGGGCGATCCCGCCACAGACGCAGCCGCGGCCGAATTGCGGCCTGGCCCCCGGCTTGCCTCTTGGCCGTGTTTCGCCGGCGCGGCTTGCTCGGCTCTCCGCGCTGCCGGCGCTGCTCGGCCTGGACGATTTGCCAGATGCGCTCCGGCGACACTTCGAACTCGGCGGCCAAATCCGTCGGACGCTCGCCAGCCAGGCGCCGGCGTGTGATTTCGGCGTTGCGTGCTGCGGTGCTCATGCGCGCGCCTCCAGCTCCAGCGAGTTCTGGCCAACATCCGCGCACACGCGGGAGATTTCCATTGCAACGCCGGGAACGGCCGCATAGCGCTTGCGCACCACCATATCCACGACTTGCGTGTCGTCATGCCAGACGACGCCGTTCAGGGCGTCGAAGATCGCCTTGATGACGTTGTCCGCGTCCGGCTTCTTGGTCGGATACTCGGTGCCAGCAAGAGCGGCCTGTTGCTTGCGCTTGGGCCAGGACTGGGGAATAGGCAGCCTGATTTCCATGACCGTCAGCACGGGCCCTTCGAGCAGCAACCTGCCTCCCATAGCCTGGCGCGCCGTGAGCGCTATGACGCCCTCGTAGCTGGCGGTTTTCTCCGGCGTATACAGCTGGATGTGCTTGCCCCGGGCCGCAGCGCGCGGACGCCCTTTGCCCACAGGCACGCCGGGAATGTCGAATTTCAGCAAGTGGCTCCCTCGCTGCGCAGATCGCGCAGCCATGCGATACGCGCGGCGGCCTTGTCCGCCGACGCAGGTTGGTGATCCGGACAACGCCGGGGATAGGACGGACTGACGAAAGTGCCGAGGCGGTCGGTCATGCCGGAGCATCGGCCCAGACCCAGCTCGGCGTATTTCGGGTACTGGCGCAGGGTGAAGCGCTCGCAGGAGACGCATTGCACGGTGGCAGTCATGCACGCACCCCGTAGTCGGCCAGCAGTCGGGCGCGATCGCCTTTGGTCAGGCCTGCAGCCGCATGCACCCGTGCCTTGAACTCCGGAAAAATCTCGCTGTCGCCCTGTGCGATACCCAGCTCAGCGCCCTTAGCGGCAATGCCCGATGCCGTAGTGGCCCAGGCAAGCGGATCGCCCGCGGCAATCGTGCGGAACAGCGCGCTGGTCGCCTCAGGGCCGTGGCGAACTTCTGGCAGCATCACGTCGAGCAGCCCGGGGTTGACCGGTGCGTCGTCGTGCGTCTTGGTGCGGCGCTTAACCGCCCGGTCGTAGGCCGCGCGTAGCTCAAGCTCGGACACGCCAGCAACAGCCCAGGCGAGCAAGAGCGGATCGTCGGGCCGGAAGGCGGCGGCCTTGCCGCGATCGTGCTCCCAAGCGCCCAGCAACTGCGCAAACCGTGCCGGCGGCGCCTGCTCCGCGGCGGCGAGCGGCGGCGACAAGTTATCCACAGGGTCGCGCGCGGGAGGATTAAACGCCGCCGCCGCTATATCTTTTTTATATCCCTGTCCCTGTCCCTGTCCCTTGGGATCCTTAGGGGAATCCTTAAAGGAATCCCTAAGAGATTCTTTGTTGGAATCCTCAAGGGAATCGCCATCGGACTCCCTTAGGCGCTCCCTTCCCGATTGCTGAGGGAAGTCCTTGTTGGACTCGCCGCGGGTTTCCCTTAAGGAACCTTTTGCGGATTCACTCGCGGGGACTTCGGCGTGGGCCTCTCGTTCATGTCCAGGACGATTTTCTCGCTCTCCTGTCTCGCCTTCGAGGCTTTCAGATTCATATCCATGATCACGTCCATGCTTAGATCGCTTTCCCCACCTTGCTTCATTTCCCTTTTGCGACCTGGCGCGTTGGGCGAGCTTTCTTTTCCATGCTTCATTGGCTTTCTCCGCAACAATAGGGTGATAAAGACGGCCATCATCGCACCTGACCCATCCGTATAGAGCGCCGGATTTAATTTCTTCCCAAGACGTCAGGTCGCGACCGAGTTCCGCTAGGCGACACAACTCGATATCGTCCGTGGGCAGACTGCCCGCCGGAACTTGGTGAAAACTCTTCAGCCACAGCGTGACTCCAGCGCGCCACTCGGCGTCCGAGGAAATTGCGTGAAAGCGGCTGCCAAACAGCCGCACGATATCCAGTGGCATGAAGGCGAAGTCGCGTAGATCGCAATCGGCCGACGTCAACGGTTCAAGCGCACGTTTCGCTTCCGTCATAAACTCACCCATTCACTAACATTTGGCAACTCTCAACGAGTCGCCGTTTAACTGTTGGCGCCGCAGATCGATGAGCACGAATCCCGTCTTCCAAGCACAAGCACCGAAGTACTGGTGGGTAAGCCACAACAAGATGCACCGCCACGAGATTGAAGGCGGGTACATTTGGTGTCCTCAAACCACCAGCAATGGGGCCACCCGGGAAACGTGGACAAACGTCTCTCGCGTATGCAAGGGAGATATCGTCTTCTCCTACGCCCGACAGAAGATTCAAGCAGTCGGCGTCGCGACTGATAACGCTGCCGAGGCCCTTGCGCTGGACGGCTACTCGAGCTGGAACGATCAAGGGTGGCGTGTACCGATCAAGTGGGAGACGCTTGAGAGCCCCTTTTCCCCCAAAGATCATTGGGGTGAAATTGCACAGTTGTTTTCCCGCACTCATTCGCCTCTGCGAGAGGATGGTGGCGGAAATCTGACATATCTCGCGGCACTGAGCGACACGCTCGGACTGAAGCTGCTGGAAATCGCCGGGCTGGAGAACGAAGACGCCATCGCGCTGGTCGATCGAGACATCATCGAGCAGAGTGGGATCGACCGAACTGAGGTTGAACGGGTCTATCAAGCCCGGGTCGGACAGGGCTTGTACCGACGAAACGTTATAGAGGTCGAGCCACGATGCCGTGTCACCGGCGTGTCGAACCTGGATTTGCTTATTGCGAGTCACATCAAGCCATGGCGCCAAAGCTCGAATAGAGAGCGTCTGGATGGGAACAACGGCTTGATGCTCTCCCCTCACATCGACAAGCTGTTCGACGCAGGCTGGATATCCTTTACCGATTCCGGAGATGTGCTCGTGGCAACGCCAGAAATCAGGCAAGTACTTTCCGTTTGGGGTGTTGATCCAAATGCGAGGGTTGGGCGGTTCAGCGAGGAACAATCCAAGTACCTTGCTTACCACCGCGACAAACTTTTTTCGGCTAAACGCTCCGTTGCGACCTGACCCGTAGGACAACGAACTGGAGCCATTACAGCTCCCGCTCTTACCCTTCGTTCTATCCACAGCACCGAGCCCCTTTATGAAAGAACTAGATCCTGAGAATGCTGCGTTTCCGCGGCCGATATTCCGTAGCGTGCGGGATGTGTCCAATTGGGTAAGCGAATCACCTATCAACGCGATCGCCCTCAAGAACTTAACGCTTGATGCGGCTGAGAACGGATACAGGTACGAGTATTTTTTATCCCGGGAAGTCGACGACATCCAGCGACAAGCCATTGATAAGCAAAATCGTCGCACGAGAAAAAGGCATGCCAAGGAAAAGGTGCAGTCGGACCTCGATGCCGCTCGACAGTCGAGAGAACAAATCGCGACACAACTGCTGGAACGCCAAACGGAAGCAGCGGAGCGGCAGGCGAACGAAGCTGTAAAAGCTAACCGCACAGCCAAACTTGCATTGTTTGTATCGTTGATCGCGTTGATCGCCAGCATTCTCTGATTGAATGGTGGGGGTCCTGATTCAATTCCCTGCCGCGCGCTTATTGCCCTAGCGAAGTTTTTTGGTTCGCGAAGATCCATCGCGGAAGTATCCTTCACCGCCGGTAGCGATACCTCTGGCGACACACCCACTACGCACCTCCATGTTTAAGCGAATTTCTATGAAGTCCCGTGGTGCTTCCCGCTTGCGCCAGTCGCCCCCACTCACGAGGCTCCAGTACGCCGTCGCAGCAGTTGCGCTCTTTTGGGTAGTGCCGGTTTTTGCCTTTTTGATATTCAGTTGGACACCGGTATGGACATTCCTGACAAATAACCAGGCCGCGGTGGCCGGCTGGGCGCAAGCGCTGGTTGGCGCTTTGGCTATCTGCACGAGCGTTTGGGTTGCGACGAGCGTTCAGAGGCGCGATCACCGAAACCAGCTTCGGGGCGCTATAGAGGTGGCGGTAGAAGTGGCGCGTTACGCCCGTTTGGCTGTGGAAAAGACCCAAGAGGCGTTTCCGTCCCGGGACCACCTTCGCCTTATCGCCGAAGGAAAGGAGTATTTCGATGTTGGTGGAGTGACCTCGATCGCGAAGATTACGTCGGAGCTGCCTGTTCACGAACTCAAGAATGGCGATGCGGTCCGACATATGGTGAGCCTCGGCCAAATGGTGAGACAACTGGATGCCCATGTACAAAAGGCGCTGTCCCAACATCAGCGAGTCGACGGCAACGCGTTCGAAGAATTTCACCAAACATTGGCCGCTATGCACGCCAACGCACAACGGACAGTGGACGGTCTGATAGCTATCCTGCGAGAAACTAAGTAGGCTGACTTTCAAATCGCTAGCGGGCGAGGTTGTTATCGTCTCCCCCCCCCTGCGACTGCTATCGCGGCCTAAATGCCCGCCCCATACCAACTGCCCCGAAAGCAGCAACGATCCTCTGATACACGTCAGCAGGATGCCCCCGTCGACGTCCTCGCGCACGGAGATCGCCCCCTGGGGCGCTGCAGAGATACCGATATAGCCACGGTTCTCGCAGTAACTTCGGTCCGTAACGAGCAAGGAACCGATCTCGGAGTGGCTCATCGCGTCAAGCCACCGGATTGGCGCGTGCGCGCACGTAGCCCAGAGCGCCGAACGCATGCTGCTCGAGCACGGCGCGAGCATATTCGGCCTTGTTCTTGCCGCTGACCGTGGCCAGGGCCGCGATCGCGTCGTACAGGTCGCTGGTGCAGGGGATATCCAGGCGTTCAGTGCATTTGCCGGCCGCCGAGGTTTCGGGTGGACGCGATTCGAGAGAGTGCAAGGTGGGAGTACTCATGGGATTCCTATCGGAAATTGCTCGGCTGGGATCGGCGCACTGCCACGGGCATAATTTCGACATGCCAGCTAATGAAGCAATGGCTGCAAACGTCCAAACCTTGATCTCTGCTCAGTTCGTCTCGGTGTAGGTGCACTTGGCGGATCCACGACAGCCGCAAGGCACACCTTGTGCGAGGGCAACATCGCCCGTCACACCTTGTGCTACAACTTGTATCGGGTCGGTGGCACCCCGCACAACTACGGCTGTCGTGAGTTCGTACGGAGCACCTCCCACCTTCACTAGACTCCCTTGAGGGAGCGTCCACAACGGCAGCGATTCGACTGGAGATTTGGTCACAATGGCCCTCTACTTTTTGAGTTACGACTTGCGCAAAGCGCGGGACTACCAACCCCTCTACGACCAACTCGCGGCTTTCACCGCGACCCGCGTCTTGGAGTCGGTGTGGTGCTTCGAACGGGTCAACACCGACAGCGACAAACTCACAACTTATTTTTCGAACTTCATCGACTCGGACGATGGCTTGGTTGTGATTGCTGCGTCTCAATGGGCCGGCAGGAAGCTGAACGGCAAACCTCCGACCAGCTGGAACGTCTAGAACTTGACCGCACGCCCCAGCGCTAATCCCTGGGGCGTGCGTCATGCCGCAGCCTGTCTGGCCGCTGGCTTGGCCGACTCTTTCCGTTGCACATGCAGCTCTCGAAGACGTTCACCGTTCTGCCAGCGCATGTCCTTCTGCGCTCCAGAGAGAATTCCGGAAATGGTCGGCTGCTTGACGCCAATGGCCGCGGCTATCTCGGCCTGAGTCATGCCCCACCCGATGAGGTCGCCTATCAAAGATGTCCAGTTCATGCCAGACATCATATTGGTTTGCCTATCTATTAGCAATAGGCACACCAATTCGTTTCTATATCAGAATTCCGATATGAAACCCCAGACCTTTGGCGAACGCCTGAAAGAATCCCGCCGCGCCGCGAACCTCACTCAGAAGCAGGTCGCGACTAAGGTGGGCATGGCGCAGGCAACGCTTTCGCAGCTTGAGGGCGACACCTACCCGACTTCGACTTACACACCCCGGCTGGCGCACCTGTATGGCGTCAGCGCACGGTGGCTGGCTGATGGCGATGGACCGCGCAGCAGTGGTGAGGCGGATGCCGAACCTGCCGCAGCCGCCTGGCCGTTCGAACGGGTGACCCTCGAGCAATTCGCGTCGCTGCCTCGCTCGGTCAAGGCCGACATCGAGGACTACATCGAAATGAAGATTTCCAAGGCAGGCGGCAGCAAGACGCCACGGCCCAGTAAGTCGGCATCGTAGTCACCTCAGACGTACAAAGACCGCCTCGTGGGCGGTCTTTTTCATTGTGCTTCACGACGGCGTCAAAACTCGTCGGTCGTTGAGATCCCCGTCACTCAACCACTTTACGTTTCCGCGTCTGAACCTTCGCCTTTGGCTGCTTCGGTTCCTTCGGGGCGGCCCCGAGCCCTTCTTTGGGCGCGTTCTGACCAGGAATCTTTGGGGTCCGTGGACGTTGCGCCACATCACTGCCATCTAACAGGGGCTGCAGCATGATAGCCTTCCCGCTTCCGGGCTTGGCGTCAAAAACCATATGGCCTTCGCCTTGAATTCTTCCGGTCAGTCGGAGGACGGCTAGTGCGAGTTGCGTAGCAATCTCATCCTTGTCTTCTACCGGGGGAAGGTCGCTCGCAGGTCTTTCCGTCAGGCGTGGACCATCAGGAACACGCGGTTTTAAGTCTTCTACTGACCGGATGACGGTGGCTGCGTACCCGTTGACGGCATCGGCGCCGCCCGCTGCTTTCACACGTTCCAGCAGCATGTTGTATTCGTCTGGGGTCAAAAGCTTCAGCATGGCCCGATCCACGTCAATCACCATGCGCTCTTCCCAAGGGCGTTCCTTCCATGGGGTAAAGCTGTATTCAAGGCGCTGGACGACTTCAGCGTTCATACTCCGCCCGTTGTCCTGGGCAGCCTTTTCCACCCGCGCCTTCAGGTCGGGCGGCATACGAAGGCCAAAGGGGACTATATCTCTACTCATAGCGACACAGTGTAGTCAGAATCGCTTGCGCCCCGATAGCTACACCGTGTAGCATAGCAACACCGTGTAGCCATTAGAGAGAAACTGTGAAGCGAGACATTGTTCCTGTATTGAATCGATTGCCGAGGGAGCTGCGAGATTCGCTGTTCTCCCTAGCCCAGGTTGAACTGCACTCTATGACTGGGCAGATCATCGCCGCCCTGGAGCGCTCCATGGCAGAGGCCCTGCGTTCTATGGAGGCCGACCAATGAGCAAGGTCATACCTTTCGATTTCGAATCCCATGCAGTTCGGGTTCAATTGGTCGCCGGGCAACCGTGGTTCCACGCCATCGACGTGTGCGCTGTTCTCGCGTTTGGAAACGCGCGACAGGCCGTCGAATCTCATGTGCAAGCCGATGACGTCCAGAAGTTGGACGCCATCGACGCCATGGGAAGAATCCAATCGACAAATCACGTCAGCGAGTCCGGCCTTTTCGCCCTGATTCTCGGCAGCACAAAGCCGGAGGCCAAGCGCTTCAAGAAGTGGGTGACGTGCGAGGTGTTGCCAACCATTCGAAAGACTGGGGGCTACCGCCCTGCGTCGCCAGCACGGCTCGTGACAGAAGCGGCTCGCGCGTTCCCACCTCTGTTCCGCGCCGCTCGCTTACTGGGCTGCGACAAGAACGCCGCGGCGATTGCAGCGAATCAGGCCGTCATATCGGCAACGCAGGTGAACCTGCTCCAGCAGCTAGGCCAGACACACTTGGAGGCCGAGAACCAAGAAGCGAGATTTTTCACCCCGACCGAATTGGGCCAGATGATCGGCGGCCTGTCAGGACGGAAAGTGAATCTGCTACTCGCCGAAGCAGGATTGCAGGCCAAGCGCGGCGACGAATGGGAGGCGCTGGAGGCCGGGCAGGCATTCGCTCGGATCTTTGACACGGGTAAGAGACATGGCTCGGGTGTGCCGGTCCAGCAGGTCAAGTGGTCCTCCGCCGTCTTGCCGCTGTTGAAGAAGGAGGACGTGGCGTGATCCGCTGCCCACAGTCACGGATCTCTCGGATCGGTCTGATTTTTGCGCCCAGACGTGCAACGCCCGATTGCAGTTTGTCATCATGTCGAAGGCGGCATGAGAAATACGGCCCCAATGCAACACTGAAATTCTTCATCGATCAGTGTGCTGAAAAGTTTTGGGTCGGTGCTCCGGTTTGGCATACTGTCCCGAGCAGTACAAAAGGAAACGCCCCGCTGGCAGCAACCAGCGAGGCGTTAAGTTTGCGATAAGTCCCAGTCTAATAAGGAAAAATCACATGGAAGACGGTAGCATCATTTCAACTCAGGATCAACGGAAGCTGGCTGTCGTCCTGCTGCATCCGAATCACGCTGGTCCTGCCGTGGTCAATCCGAAGATTCGGGGCCCGAAAAAGGGCTGCGTGAATTTTCTGAAGCGGAAGCGAGAGCGAGATTACAGGCGCTTTGCGGCACAAGAAGCTGAGCTTCAGGCATATCGCGAAGCGAAGTCCCGCGGTACCGCGTAAAGCACAGCGCGACGAAGCCATCCCAAGGGGTGGCTGTTTTTTTGCCTAAATTATCGTTTTGCCTATTTACTATTAAATTGGTTTGCCTATACTGTCTCAAACGCTCGTTATTCGATGAGCTTGGGAGAACACGATGGCAACCCCGGAATTAACTGACGCCGACATCCTCAGCGTCCTCTGCGATTTGTTCGCCGGCCGCGCGGCCCGAGCATTCGGCGAGCCCATCACCTGGTGGGCAGAAACCCTGCAGTGCGATCTGGACCCCACAGCAGCGGTGGGAGTCGCGCTCACCGCGATAAGCAAATGGCAATTTGATCGGGAAGCCGGCGCCGCCGGTGTGAAGCAGCTGCAGGACGAGCTCGTCCTTCGTGCGCGACAGATCCTCGGCAAGGGTGGTCAACCGTGACTGCCGCCGCCCTCCTCCTCCTTCCCATCGCATTCTTCATGGCTCGCGCCATTGACGCGTATGCGGCCTATCGCCGCCGCACCGATCCGTGGGGACGCGCATGACCGCCGCCACCCTATGGGTCCTGCTGGCCTTCCTGCCTGCCGGTCACGACCGCCCGCCGGTGGTGGTGGTCGAGCGCTTCCCCAACCAGGGCGCATGCCTGGACCTCCTCGCCATCTTTCCGCCCACCGCTCGCATCGCCTTCGAATGCCTGCCCTCCATGCGGATTGACGCGCGCCCTCTTCCGGAACCTCCGCAATGACGCACACCCGAAAACTGATCCGCGCTGATGGCACTGAAACGGACCTGCACGGGCCGCACGCCATCCAGGACGTCTGCCAGATGATCGGCGCCGATGCGCTGGACACGGTCAGCCTCGCCGACGGCGTGCACGTCATGCTGGTGGACGATGAAGGCCACAGGAAGGGCCTGGCCATCAACGCCAAGGCCACGCGCCTGTACCACGAGGTCTGCATCCGCGCCACCACGCATGAGATCCGCGGCGACGTCGTGATCGTGCCGGATTTCGACTACGCGAGGGGTGCATGACGTTTCGTCGCATCGCCACCCTCTGGCGCCGCGCGCGCCGCGCCGGCCGAGATCTAGACGTGGCTGGATACGCCGCACTGGCTGCCGGCGCGGTCATGTTGATCGCGACCGGCATTGTTGGTCCGACGCTCGACGCCCGGCAGCACCGCCATGCGGACGCCGAGCGCCACGCCGCCCGCTGATGGGAGCCAGCACCATGCAACCCAACATCTTCACCGTGCGCGCCTCGAGCTGGGGCCGCCTATTCGACTGCGCGCACGCCTGGGAAGGCACACACATCCTGGGCATGAGGAATCCTTCCGGTATGCGCGCGCTGCTGGGCACGGCCGTGCACGCAGGCACCGCAGCCTATGACCTCGCGCGTCTGGAGGGTAAGCCGTGCACGCCGGACGAAGCCGCCGACGTCCTGGTCGATGAGCTGCACAACCCTGCGTACGAGGTCGACCATGCTCAGGACGGCCTGCCGCTCGCGAAAGCCGAGCAGATCGCCTTGACCATCCTGGTCAAGTACTGCGCGGATGTCGCCCCGCAGTTCTCGTACATCGACGTCGAAACGAAGCTGGACCCGCTGGACATCGACTGCGGCAACGGCATGACCGTGCGCCTGACGGGCACGATGGACCGGGCGCGCGTCGCTGAAACCGAGGGCGGCATCGTCGTGCCCGACGTGAAGACCGGCGCCCGCGTCGTTCAGGACGGCAAGGCCATCACCCAAGGCCGCGCCGCGCAGACCGGCACCTATCAGCTCATGTACGAGCACACCAAGAAGGTGCGCACGGTCGGCTCCCAGATCATCGCGCTGTCCACCAGCGGCAGCGCGGCCACCGCCGTGAGCCCCGTTTTCGACGCCCGCCGCGTCATGGTCGGCGAGCCCGACCAGGCCGGCTTGCTCGAGCACGCGGCCGCCATGTTCCGCACCGGCCTTTTTCCTCCGAACCCCTCCAGCGTCCTGTGCAGCCAGAAGTACTGCGCGCGCTGGTCTTCCTGCCTTTTCCGATAACCAGAGGAGCACCGCATGTCCCTCCACCCCGTCAGCCGCGACGTGTTCGTTCGGCGCACCGACAAGGCCGGCAAATCGGTCGTTACCCAGCACCTGGCCTGGGATCCCGCCGAATTCCTGGTCAGCCAGGTCAAGCAGTACGACAAGGAGGCCAAGCCCGACGAGCGCCAGACCGTCGCCATGGCCACGGCCGCCGAATACCACGACTACCGCGCTCAACAGAAGAAAGGAAGCTAACCATGAACCAGAACACAACCGTCCAGAGCCTGCGCGCGGCGCCCGAATCGCAAATGCCGATAGTCGCGCCCGGCTTCGGTAGCCTGCAGGGCTTCGAACTTATGCAGCGCGCGGCGCGTCTGCTGTCGAGCAGCACCCTGGTGCCCGTCGCCTACCGTCAGACGATCGAGAAGCTGGACCGCTACGGCAAAGTGAAAGAAAGCCGCGAGAACCCGAACGCGCTGGCTAATTCCGTGGTCGCGCTGAATATGGCGCAGCGGATGGGCGCCGACCCGCTCATGGTCATGCAGAACCTCTACATCGTCGAGGGCCGGCCGTCCTGGTCTTCGCAGTGGATCATCGCTGCCATCAATGGGTGTGGTCGGTTCTCTCCGCTGCGTTTCAGGATCGAAAACCGCGGCGAGCGGGAGGTCGAATACAAGACCACATACTGGGAAGACAACCAGCGCCACACCAAGGTCGAGAAGGTCAAGATCATCGACAAAGTGTGCGTGGCCTGGGCGATCGAGAAGGAAACCGGCGAAGTGATCGAGTCGCCGCCCGTGTCGATCGAGATGGCGGTGCTGGAAGGCTGGTACACGAAGAACGGCAGCAAGTGGCAGACCATGGACGAGGTCATGCTCCGGTATCGCACCGCGTCGTTCTTCGGCAAGCTCTACGCGCCCGAGCTGCTGATGGGCCTGCAGACCGTCGAAGAGGCACAAGACATCATCGAGGCATCGTCGGGTCCGGACGGCACGATCAGCGTCAATGTGGACGAGTTGCGCGCCGCCGCTCAGCAGAGCCAGCGCCAGCCTGCGGCATCGCAGGCGGATGCGACCGACCTGGAAGCGCGCGACCCCGCCGCCAACAAAGAAACCCCCCCCGCGAGGGCGCAAGCCGAGGCCGGTAACCCGGCGCAGGGCGCGGCATCGGCCGCTCCTGCCTCTCAGGAGGATCCGGCCAACGAGACGCAAGATAACCAGCTCGGCGTCGACGACGACCCCGGCTTGGATCCTGCTGCGGTGGAGCACCAGATCGCCAACGCCAAGTCCCTGGACGTGCTGGACCTTGCCAGCGACTCCATTGAGGGTGTCAACGACCTGGAAGAGCGCGCCCGCCTGCACCAGCTCTACCAGGCCCGCCGCCTGTCCATGACCGCGCAACAGCAGCGCACGGCCACCACCACGCGCCGCCGCATGGCCGCGCCGGAATAAGGGCTGGGGGACCGACATGGTTTTCTTCCGCAACCTCTCGGTTTACTGCCTGCCCGCCGGGTGGGTGGTGACCCTCGAGCAACTGACCCGCATGCTTGAGCGATTCCCGTTCGTGCCCACGACGGACCTGGAAGCCGAGTCCACGGGCTGGGCTCCGGTCCATGAGGGCTACGGCGTGGTGCATGCTGTTCAAGGTCATCTGCTGCTGCGCATGCGCAAGGAATCCCGCGTCATGCCCGCCAAGGCGATCGAACTGCAGGTGCAGGAAGTCGCCGCGAAGGTCGAACAATCCCAAGGGTTCAAGCCGGGCAAGAAGCAGCGCAAGGAGATCCGCGATCAGGTCATCACCCAGATGCTGCCTGCGGCCTTCAGGCAGCAGGACGACGTGCTGATATGGATCGACACTCACGCGGGCCGCCTGGCCATCGACAGCGCCGCGAGCGGCCCGCGCGACACTGCCATCAGCCTGCTGTGCAAGAGCATCGACCACTTCGTCCTGGAGCGCCTGACCGTCAACACCGCGGCGGCCGGCGCCATGACGGGGTGGATAGCCGAAGATGAAGCGCCCGAAGGCTTCACCATCGACACCACCGCTGAGTTGCGCGCCATAGGTGCGGGCGCTGGCGCCGTCCAGTATGTGAACCGTCCGCTCGAGCCCGACGAAGTCCGACGCCACCTCCAGAGCGGCATGCAGTGCACGCGCCTGGGCCTCACCTGGAACGACAAGGTTTCCTTCCTTCTGGACGACGAGCTGGTCCTGAAACGCGTCCTGCCCTGCGAAACGCTGCACAAGGACGTGGAGCGCGTGGCCAAGACCGACGCCGAGACATTCGAGGCCGACTTCTTCCTGATGGCCAGCACGTTGCGCCCGCTGATCGCCGACCTGGTCGACGCGCTCGGCGGCGAATGCGTGGACGACCGCCAAGCCGACATGTTTCGCCCGACGACTGGCCCGGCGCTGGTCACTGGCGACGACGAACCCGATGTCGATCCGCTTCTCGACCAGGCGCGCAGCCTCGTCGTCCAACACGGCCGCGCCTCAATTTCTCTCATTCAACGCCATCTTCGCATCGGCTACAACCGCGCCGCCTCGCTCCTCGAATCTCTGGAGCAATTCGGCGTGGTGACGGCGATGCGGCCCGATGGCGCCCGCGAAGTGGTTTTCCCCATCTGAGGAGCAATCATGCGTATCAACCGCATCATCATCGACAACTTCCAGGGCGCGCGTGCCGTAGACCTGGACCTGCGCAAACACGTGGCACTGATCGCCGGCCCGAATGGCGCCGGCAAGTCCAGCATCGCTGAGGCCGTGCGCCTGGCAATGCTAGGCACGCCCGAGCGTGTCGGCCTGAAAAAGGAATTCGGTGCGCTCATCACCGACGGCGCCAAGGTCGGCAGCGCGCTCTTGGAATTGCAGGACGGTACCGTGGGCATCAGCTTGCCCAAAGGGACGCGCTCAGGAGAGGAGCTGTTGCCGCAGTCTCCCGCCCTGCCCTTCGTGCTGGCCCCTGATCGCTTTGCCGCGGCCACATCCGACGAGCGCCGCACCCTGCTTTTCGCTCTCACCGGCACAAAGATCAAACCCGACGATATCGAACGTCGTCTGGTTGACCGTGGCTGCAGCGCTGAGCTGGTGACGCAGATCAAGCCCATCCTACGCAGCGGCTTTGCCGCCGGCGCCGAGCACGCCAAGCAAGAGGCGACCCAAGCCAAGGGCGCCTGGAAGACCGCGACCGGCGAACAGTGGGGAAGCCAGAAGGCAGAAGGATGGGCCGCGGAGATTCCGTCGTTCGACCAGGCCGCTCTGGTAGCCGAGCGCGCGACGCTGGCCGGTGTCGACGCGAAGCTGGAACAGCACACCAAAGCCCTGGGCGCTCTCGAGCAAAAGGCCAACGCCTATGCGGCGGCCCGCGATCAGATCGTGGCTCGCCAGGCGCAGGCCGCAAAGCTGCCGGCGCTACGCCAGAAGCTGGAATTCGACCAGGCCGAATGCGCCAGCCTGGCGGCCAAGATCGAAGCCCTGCAGGCCAAGGCTGGATCTGGCTCGCGCGAAGGCCTCATCCATGAGCTGGCGGACTGGCTGTACAGCGCCCTGAATTTCATTGAGGCGGAGGGCGGCGGCTTTGAAGCGTATGACGTAGCCGATGCCGCCCTGGGCAAGTATGTCGCGCAGTATGGCCCCATTGACGGCAAGGGCGATCAGGAGGCCGTCGCGGCCCTGCCGAAGGCGATCGAGGCGCGCGACCTGATGGCGCGCAGCGTCGAGAACGACCGGCGCGACATCGCCGCGGCAGAGGCCGCCGAGGCACAACTGCAGGATGCGGCCGCACCGGAGGCGATCCAGCCCGCGGACGTGGAGGCCGCACGAGCCAAGGTGGCCGCAGTGCGCGCTGAACGCAAGGCCGTCGACGACCGCGTCCAGGCGCTGCTGAACGCCAAGCAGGCCGCCGCCGGCGCAACCGAGCGGACGCAGAACGCTACGCGCTACCACGGCGAGGTGCTGGCCTGGCTGGCAATCGGCGACGCGCTGTCGCCCGATGGCATTCCGGGCGAGATCCTGTCCGAGGCATTGCAGCCCTTCAACGACAAGCTGGCCGAGCTGGCCGAATTGGCCGGGTGGCATGTACCCGCCATTGGCGCCGACATGGGAATCACGTGGGCAGGTCGACAGTACCGGCTGCTTTCCGAGTCCGAGCGCTGGCGCGTTGACGCCGTCATCGGCGCCGCCCTGGCCGTCGTTTCCGGCCTGCGCTGCTTGATCCTGGACCGCTTCGACTGCTTGGACCTGCCCGGCCGCGGCGATGCCCTGGGGCTGATCGATGCGCTGGCTGCCGACGGAAACCTGGACACCATCCTGGTGCTGGGCACGCTCAAAGCGGCGCCCGCCGCTCCCTCCGACGCCTTCTCCACCTTCTGGATTGAACACGGCACGACCGAGCAGCCCGACCTGCGCGCGGCCGCCTAATACGAGGACACCGACATGCAAAACCTGGGATTCTTTTACGACACCGAAACGACTGGCCTTCCCCAATTTAAGGAGCCGTCCGAACACCCCGATCAACCCCACATCGTCCAGCTGGCCGCCGCGCTGGTCGACCTGGATACCCGGGAGACGGTTGCCAGCCTGGACGTCGTCGTGCGTCCGGACGGCTGGACCATCCCCGACGAGGTAGCGGCTGTGCACGGCATCACGACGGAGCATGCGGCCGCGGTCGGCGTACCCGAGTCGCTGGCGCTCTCGGTGTTCTTGGAGCTTTGGGGCGGCAGGACGCGCATTGCTCACAACGAACAATTCGACGCGCGCATTATCCGGATTGCCCAGCACCGCGCGGGCGAGCTCGAGCCTGAGCTGGATGCGTGGAAGGCGGGCACGGCACAGTGCACGGCGCGCATGGCCACTCCCATCGTCAAATGCCCGCCGACGGCCAAGATGATCGCGGCCGGCCGCCACCACTACAAGACGGCCAACCTGGGCGAGGCCGTGCAGTTCTTCACGGGCAAGCCCTTGGAGAACGCTCACAGCGCGATGGCGGACGTCAAAGGTTGCATGGACGTCTATTTCGCAATCCAGGACCTGCAGCGCGCGGAGGCCTGACCATGCACCCCTACATGAACCGAAAGGATCGCCGGCTGGTACAGCGCATCGAAAGCCGGCGGCGCAGCCGTACGCGCCGCGAAGAGCGGCCCAAGACTGCACCCATGATGGTCGGCGCTGAGATCGTCATGCGCCCGCTCGAGCAGTTATTTGACGAACTGGACCGCACGGGCAAAGTGTCAGTCGACGCGCGCGGCTACCCCGATTTCCTTGCGTGCGACGGGTATCGGTACGAGGCCGCGCCCGCGATCGAGGGCCTTATATGGCACTTTGAAATGTGGGAGACGCGCCACGGAAAGCAGTTGCCGCTGCAACCGCTGCGCGACCTTCACGTGGCCCTGCACTACATCGTTCCCGTGCAGGAACGGACTGTCGAAGCGCTGCGCCACACGCTGCCCATCCTGCGCCGCGTCATGGCGACGGGCACGCCCGAGGATCAAGGGGACCTGCTCATGCAGACAAGCATAAAGTCCTTGATGGAGGGCCCGCGCGTATGAGCACCATCACCAAATGGCGCCTGGTTCCGTCCAAGCCCGATCAAGACTGGACCGACGCATTCGCCACCCGCGGCCCGCGCATTGGCAGCTTTGACGCGACAATCCGCGCCGTCTTGGACGCCGCGCCCTCCCCCGGCTTCGAGTTGGTAACCGAACTGCAGGCTATCCGGGCGGCGCTGGCCTTTCTCCCCGCCACCGACGCGGCCGTGTCCGGTCTGGATCGCATCATTGCGGCACTATCCATCCACGATGCAGCGGGCAAAGCATGCGGTTGCGCCACGGCGGCCAGCAAGCAGGTAGGCTCGCGCCCAAGTGGCGACGGCGCTGTACGCCGTCCGTGCACGGTTCATGTGGCAGAAGATGCGGATGTGAAACTGCCGCGACTGCCCATCGAAGACCTGACCGACCGATGCGGAGACGAATATTACTTGGCGTCCAGCATGCGCGACTATGCCCGCGCCGCCGTTCTGATGGACCGGCAGCACCGCGTCGCCCAGGCGGCGCAAGCTGGGGCTCAGGAGGAGGTGGAGCGCGATGCGTGAGCGCCCGATCCTTTTCGGCGCGACCATGGTGCGCGCCATCTTGGCCGACACCAAGACGCAAACCCGGCGCACGAAGGCGCTGGAATACTTCTCCAGACCCGATAACGACCCAGAGGGCTGGTGGTGCGCTCAGGTGGCGGACGGGGTGGCCTACCTGGTCTACAAGAACGCCCCGCACGAGCGCGCCGTCCGCTGCCCCTACGGCCAGCCCGGCGACCGCCTGTGGGTGCGCGAGACGTGGGCGGCCTTCGACGCCGACTGGAGGCACCCCGGAAAGCCCGCCGATCTGCGCGACGGACCGTGGCCGAACGTTGCCTATGCAGCAGATGGCGATTTCCCTCTGGGCGCCGGCCGTCCGTCGATCCACATGCCGCGCTGGGCCTGCCGCCTTGCGCTGGAGGTCACCGGCGTGCGTGTCGAACGTCTCCAGGCCATCGACAGCGCCGATGCGATCGCAGAGGGCGTCGGCCTGAATCCGTCCGCGGCCGACGTGTCAACGACAACGCCAGAGGGCGAATCGCTGCCGCGCGTCATGTTCCGTGCGCTGTGGGAAGAGATCAACGGCGCCAGTGCGTGGTGCGCCAACCCGTGGGTGTGGGTAATCGAGTTCAGGAGGATCAGATAAGTGTCCGACATTGCTCCCCGATTCATCCGAGTCGGCAAAGCGCCGGCGTATCTCGGCATGTGCCGCCGCGTATTCGATGAGGCAGCACGGCCTTATCTTCGAGAAATCAGCATTGGAAAACAAGGAATCGCCTTCGATCGCAAGGAGCTCGACCGCTTCGCGGACGAGTACGCAGAGCGGATGGCGATTGACAAGGACGCACCTGCGGGCAACGATTCCCACCGCAGCGAGCGCCTACGTAGCAACGGAGCATCAAGTCTATGGGGCAAAAAACAATCACCGGGCTCACGCTCAAAGACGGCATCTGGCACATCGACAAAGTCGTCCGCGGCGGTGGACGAATTCGAGGCAGCACTGGCACAAGCGTTCGCGCGGAAGCCGAGCAACTCCTCCTCGAGCGAATCGTCCAGGCCGGCGCGGAGCGGAAGGAGCGCGCCCACTGGCGCCCGACTTTCCGCGCTGCGGCAACCCGCTACTTAAAGGAGTACGCGCAACAGCCATCCATTTGGTTGACGGCCACCTATCTCAAGCAGTTGGACCCATACATCGGCGACCTGCATTTGGATGAGGTCGACAACGAAGCGCTGCAGGCCTATGTCGATGATCGCCTCGAGGCCAGACGAGCTCCTCGCACGGTCAACATTGCGCTGCAGCGCGTCGTCCGTGTCCTGAACGTCGCCTCTCGCAAGTGGCGCGACGACAACCGAAAGCCCTGGCTCGCGGTGGTGCCAATGATCGAAATGCTGAGCGAGAAGTCGCGGCGCCAGCCCTACCCCCTCTCATGGGAGGAACAGGCGGCGCTGTTCAAGGAGCTGCCGGAGCACCTGCAGGTTATGGCGCTCTACAAGGTAAACACCGGCTGCCGCGAGCAGGAAGTCTGCAAGCTGAAATGGCAGTGGGAAATTGCAGTTGAAGGGCTCGGCACCAGCGTATTCCTCATCCCAGCGGAGTTCGGCGGGCGGTTCGACGACTCCGGCGTGAAAAATCGGGAAGAACGTCTGGTGGTGCTAAACGATGTCGCGCGGTCCATCATCCGCAAGCAACGGGGACAGCATCCCGAATGGGTTTTCCCGTATGAGGGCCGCGCCCTGCACCGGATGAATGACACCGCCTGGCGTAACGCGAGGAAGCGGGCTGCGGCGCAATGGAAGAAGGATCACGGCGCTGCGCCGCACCCGGGATTTGCCAGCCTGCGGGTGCACGATTTGAAACACACGTTCGGTAGGCGCCTGCGCGCGGCGGACGTGCCCGAGGAGGATCGCAAAGCGTTGCTGGGTCATACAGACGGCAGCATCACCTCGCACTACTCAGCGGCGGAGCTTAATAAGCTGATTGAGTATGCAAATCGCATTGCAGCAACCGACACGCGCAGTCCGGCGTTAACGATGCTCAAGCGACGGGTGGCTTGA